ATTAAAGACTCTGTGAATCTAAAATGTTTATGTGTTGAGAATCTTATCGTTGCCCCCGAAGGCCGGTGCCCAGAGTATCGCTCGCCACGAGTACTCCAGTATTTTAATTTTAATTGTAAGTCAAATATAAGTCAAGTATCATCTGTGGATAACTCTTCGCCTTGTACTATCTGCTTTATGCGTTGCTTTGTAACACCAAAAATCCTTCCTATCTCTTCAAAGGTAAGTTTACAGCGTTCACATTTTCTTAGGTGTAGTATCCGGCCCAAGTCGTCTCGGATTTTTTTAATAGGCATTACTTCTATTATATACTACTGAAAATAAGAGTCAAGTATTTTTGCAGTTCTGTGGATTAAGTGCCCAGTGCCAATATGCAGAAAAACTATTGGCTCGCTCGCAATCTTGAAGAAAGGACTTGAGTGTCCACAAATCAAGGTGCGACATTTTTATCGCTATCCATTTTGATGTGTACGGCTTTCGGTCAGATTTTTCTCTGGACTCGTTGATTATTTTTTCAAACTTGTGGACTATATCTGCTCTCTCGTTGTTTGCTTTGTTTTCTCTTTCCTCTCCTCTTTTTTTTATAACGTCCATGTATCCACCAAGTTGTAACTGTTCACCGTTTAAGTTTTTCATATATATAAGATAAATTATTGTTCAGGCAATAGGAAACACCCTAGCCGTTTATAATACGTGTGTTATGCACAACGAGTTGCTCCGTTTTCTCTCGGCTCGCTGCAACGCTCAACGGTATCTTGGTATCTGTTGCCCCCAAGACCTTCTCCTCACAACGCAAGAGCGACTTTGCATTTAACGATGTGAGCGAGGGGTGTATTGCCCAGTACAATGAGGTATCCACCCTTCCACAATTTAATTGGCATCCGGGAGGGGCTTGTGGATTCGCCAACCCTTACTCCCAGTGGTTCAGAGTAATTCTCTGACGAGGAGAGATAACGGCGATGGATTTACTTTGCACCGGCGGGATGAGAATTAAGCACCCCGATGCCGGACCGTTATCTAACTCCCCCCGTCAAAAAATTACAAACAAAAAAACCCCCACAACTGACAACGGCAGTCGCAAAGGTTGCGAGGGTTTTTTTATACGCAATATGAAATTGTATACTGCCATCATCATGTCTTAATTATAGAATGTCAAATAAAAAAATCCACAAGTGTCCTGTGGATAACATTTGAAGATGGTATAATGTAAGAAGGTCGGACTTTTTTACAATGTTTTAATTTCAATGCACAAAAAATGTGCATTTAATGCTTATGTCTTTTGATGACACAACTGCTGCTCCGGAAGAAGGAGCAGAAAAAAAAGACGGAGAAGAAACAACTCCGGAAGCAGGTGAAGATGAAGGAGGCGGTGCGAGTGAGTAATCTAATTGTACCACCCTTCTAAACAAACAAAAAGGCCTCTAAAGGGATTCCGTCCCTCCGAGGTCTTTTTGCTAAAACTGCCAAGTTGGATTTTGCAATCTAACTTTGCACCTCTAGTATACTTGATACATATTCCGCCAACAAGTCCAGTGATATTTATAGTCCAATGAAAAAGCCCACGCTGTCAATTCTACTTGATGGCGTGGGTTTTCTATATCAAGTGCTTGGCCAAACTCTTGAGAAAACTGTTTGAAAGTTGCGGGCATATATTGAAATATACCAACTTCACCGGCTCTTCCACGAGCGGTTGTAGAGGCCCCAGACTCGCACATCATAACGGCCCATAATTCGTCAAAATTGACCCGATATTGCTCTGAATAGGCCAAGATGACCTGTTCCGCATCAAACGCCTCCTGCGTTGATTGTGGCTTCACTGGGGCGGTATATATCTCTGTTGTCGTAGGAAGTAGGAAGAAGAAGGGGATTGACAACAGAAAAATGTATATTGTAGTACGAATACGATTACTCTAATTTTTTAACTCCATGCCTCAAGGCAATCATGCCTCCGAATCCCAGAAGCACAAGGAGTGTGTTTGCGGTATTCCCGTCAATGAATCCGAAGAGAGCGAGGGCAACAACAACAACACCGGCCCATCCGGCAATAAATGTTTTGTAGCCATCAATCATCTCAAAAATGTTTCGTTTTTTTTTCTTAGTCATAATTCAAAATGTGGTTTTAACTTTTCCCAAGTAGCACCACCGGGCCTATATTGAAAGTGCCCGACATCTCGTGATTGCCAACGACCTCCCCACTCAAGACCGAGAGATTCTCCTTTCTCACCGAGAACATCCCAATAGCCCGCAGGCGGGGACCAACCATAGTGCTTAAACTTGATATCAAATGCAAGTGCGTATTGATGGTAACTCTCCAATCCTTCTGCGTTCGTGATGATGTTGCCGTCTTTGGTTCTACCTTTTGCATAGTAACCATCCTGTGTTTTTGCAGTACGAAAACTCTCAACGAGTTCAATTTCGTATGAATCATTGATTGTGTAATTTTTCATCTGTTCCTCAAGTTGCTCAAACTTCGTCTTAAGGTCCGGCAACAGTGCCTCCCTTCCTCGCAATTCATAAAGAGCCACCCGAGAAAGATGTTTTGAGATAAAATGTTTTCCCGCATTTTTTTGTTGCATTGCGAGAATGGCATTGAAAAGTGCTTTGAACATATTATATAAATGCAATTAACGCCCCAATTATAGTAAAGAGGAGCGTGATGAAAAGCCCAAGGAGCCAATTCATCTTCATTCCAAGATGTTTTAAGTGGTTGTCTCTGATGTGTTTGAGTTCACCCCGGAGTTCTCTAATCTCTGCCTCAACAGTAGAGAGGCGACCCTCAACACTCACTTTGTATTCTCCGTTCTTAATTTCCATAACGGTCTACAAGCCACGAAAAGCCCATGATGACCGCACCGAAAAATAAAATAACGAAAACGTACTCTAAAATCATAGTTTTGGTAGTGCAGGCAATTTCGGCAAACTTGGTAAACTTGGTAATGAGGGAACGCTTATACCAGTTCCCTTTTGTCCGACCTTTTTCTTTTCCTCGGAAGGAATAAATTGTTTAACTGCAACGGGGGTGATAGTTCTCTTTAACTTCTGAACACCCACGAGGCCTTCTTTGGTTTTGTATTCTTCAAGAAATGCAATCTGCTTCATTGCCGTTGCAAGGTCCTCAAGAAATGTAATTACACGAGGAGCATTTGCAAACGCTGTGGGGTCCAATGCCCCGATTGTAGAGAGAGCATCTCTGCGTGCTTTTGAAATGAGTTGTGCTGTGAAAGACTTGTCATCCTCATCTTCTCCGATAACTGCACTTGCCACAAGAACCAAAGAACTTATTACCACTGTTGACCGGAATAATTCCTGAAACTCTCTTGACTTTAATACATTCGGGTCCCTCTTTGCAAGCATCTTCGCAAGCCGGCCCGCATTGACAAATGTGGTACGAGCAATTGGAATAGCCCATTTTTTATATTGTGTGAGTATCTGTCCTTCTGTGGTAGCACCAACAATTGACGAAGCATCCTCAACAACACGGTATCTTCCCATCTCTGTTCGGAGCCCGGAGAGTCGTTCAGATGAAATTTGTGCTGCTTTCCATTCTGCATCACTCATTGAACCGAGCATAAAGATTTTATTGGCCCGTACTGTGGCATCTTTGAAGAGCCCCATCAAACCAATTGAGAGACGGTCCGCAATGTTGTTGCTTGCATCATGGAACGCATCCCACGGTGTTCGGCCAAGAAATGCCTCATTTTCTCTCACAATTTTCTTTCCTCTTTTAGAGTTCAACCGTGCAATTCCCCGAGCATATCTTTTTGTACCGAGCATGGTGAAGGTGGTTGCCTGTTCACCAAACTGTGCAGCAATAGATACTGGAATGTTCAATCCAAGGTCATGTAATAAAGTAAACATCTTCACGAACCGGAGACCAATATCAAGTTCGTCTCCTTGCTTTGAAAAGAGACCTCGGGAAACACGTCCTTTTTTAGTGTTTACCCACTCGTTCACAAAACGCTTGAGAGAACGGTCAAACTCAAGACCACGAGGTGTTGTACGTGCAGGAGTAAGAGAGTGTGCGTAGATATCCAATTTAGGCACCACAGAGTCCAATGCTGCCTTCTTTTCAAATGTCTTTGCGTAAGTCAAAAATGCACGGGCCACGTTTTGAGTTGGTGCAATTTGGCCAGTACGTCTCATTGAAAACTGGAAGAACTTTTCAAGAGGAAGTATCTGTCCTGTATCAGAGTCAAGAATATTGAAAACGGCCTCATCAAGTTGATATTGTTTGAACACGCTTTTGAAACCATTGAGAAGTCCCTTTGCCGGACCACCGGCTCGCCACTCTTCAAGAAACCCTCTGCGAATGTGGGTGATGTAATCGCTACGATATTTTTTGAGGACCTGAAACTGTACAAGGTAGTCCCTCATACGAGCATATTCTCCAATGATGAAATTGGAAGCATCCAACTCTTCTTTGGTCATCTGTTTTGCAAGTTGGGTTTTTGTTTCAATTCTTGTTTCTTTTACTTGATTAAAGATGTCGGTTAGTTGGGATTTGGTTTTGAGAAGTTTTGGGTCAAGAACAATTAAATTATCAGTTTCGCCAAACCCGCCAATATCTCTTTTTATTTCTATAGCATCAAATCCTTGTTCACGCATTATTCTGGTTGCTTCTTCTTTTGCTATTTTGGCTTGTTCTAACATTTTTGGGCGACCCTCATCTAAAATTCTTTGTGCTTCCTTATTTTCAGCTAATACTTGAGTGCGAGTTCTGCCTTTCCTGTCTAGTATTTCATTAGCCCTCTTTGCTATATCCCTATCTATTATATTTACATTATCATCGGCTTTTCTAAAAACATCTGATTCATTCCTGAAAAATCGTTCTGCTTCGTTTCTTGTGGCAAAACTTTTAACTTTTGCGTCAGCAGGTAAAAATGCTTCTACTTGTGAACCTCTCCCTTTTATTAGCAATTCTTTTGTTGTTGCTTTTGTGTTTACTCCTAAAGGTAGGGTATCACTCGCACCACTTCCTTGAATATCCACCCGAAATCCTTCTTTTTCAATTTTTGCCGCAACTTCTGGAGATGTCTGATGAAAAACTTTTCTTTGACTCTCCACAAACTCATCCGCAGTATCAAACTTCCTTGCCTTACCTGCTAGTCCACTTGTTATAACAGGTCCTTCACTTGGTGCCTCAATGTATTTGAAAATCTGTTCATCGGTTGGAACGGCACGCTCAACAAGTCCACGCTTCCGGGACTTACGTGCTTCTTTTATAAGAGTGTTGGCAGTTCTCCGTATCTCAAAGAATCGGGCCTCACCTTCCAACATTGATTTTGAATACCCCTCAACCATGTTGCGATAAAATGGGTTTTTCTCTGCAAGTGAAGTGTCAAAACGTAGCCGGTCTGTTGATACAACCTTGATGCTCTCAAGTTCTTTCACGGATACTCCCGCCTCTTTTGCAAGACGTTCACGTGCTTCACGCAAGGTTTTAATTCCCTTGAGGTCAGTGCGGTCAACGGTCTCTAATTTTCGGAGACCCAAAAACTCATCTCCTCGTTTATATTGAGAAAGAAGATTATCAAATTCAGTAAGTTGACTAATAGACATATTTTCCACTGTCGGGAACTTCATGGCCTTACGAATGTTCTCTGTTTTTCGGAGTTCCTTGTCAAAAATGGTTCCTTTGAGTTGAGCAACCGCCTTGCTCCGCTCTGCAAACGCCTGTGCTTTTCCGGCCACCTCCTGCATAAAGTTATCAAATTGTTTTTTGTCCATTAGACGCACATCACGCCTTCTGGTAATTTTGGCCATTTCAACATCAGTAAGGTTGAAGAACTCCTGTGCGGCTTTAACCTTGCGAGAACGCTCCTTAATACGCTTTTGAAATGCCATGAATCGTTGACGCTCTGCTTTCTTTGCAGTTCGTATACGCATACGGGCCTCTTGAAATCCGGCCAGTCGTCCTTCCTTAAACCCCTTAACTTTTGCACGTGTCTCAACTCGTGCGATTTTGCGGGCTTCTCCAATCGCCTCTGATACGGCCTGTTTAATCTCACGTTGTAGGGCCCGGGTCATTCGCTCACGACCCTCAACAAGTTCTGATGCTACTCGTTTTTGTCTTTGGAAAATATCTGTTGATTGACGGACACTTCCCTTTAATTCATTAAAACTTCTTTTCTCTATAAGATATTTTCCAAATGCCGCCCGGGCCTCTTCTGAATCTCTAAATCCAAGTTCCGTAACGATATCATCACCACGCCGAGCAAACTCTGATGGCCCACGGCCAGTAACCTCCGGTAATTCGCCAGTTCTTTTATTCGTATAACGAGTCAATTGGCGGGCGGGGTTGGCTTCAAGTGCTTGCTGTGTGAATCCGAGTTCCAATCTCAACAGGTCCAACTCCTCTGTGGTAATAAGGTCATCTGCAACGGAATCCAATGTGTTTGTGATATCGTCAAGTGCCTTACGTTCGGCCTCAAGAGAGAGTTGTTCCCGAGCAATGCCCTCAAGCGATTCTTCCTCTGTAATACGTCTTACCCTTAATCTTCTTGCCGGTGCTGCGAAATCAGTGATTTTTGCTTGATTAAAGAAGTCGGTGAGTTGGGATTTGGAGTCTCTTACAATAACAACGGGGATTTCTTTAATTCCTAGTTCTTTTGCAAGGATAGCTCTATTTCGTCCCTCTTGCGATAGGGTTTTTCCAGAAAAATCTAATGAAGGAGCACTAAGTTTTTTTCCTTCAGATAATTGCTTTCTCATAAACGCCAAACTACTCCCAGTTGGTTCTACTTCGGGGATTCTTGCTAAATACTCATCAGGTGTCATTCTAACTACATCAGCCGTTTTCCCTTTTATATTTTTACCTATAAGTTCGTCAAGATTAAAGATACCTGTTTTTTCATTAAATACTTTCCTTGCTTCTACTGCTAGGGGTTCTAGTTCTTTTGAAATCGGAACACCCTTTCTTGTTGCTTGCATGGCTTGAACATCTCCGGGCTTCTTTTTTCCAATATCAGTAATAAGTTTCTCAATTTTGTTTGGGTCTCGCATCCCATCAATTGTCTGTGCTAGTTGACGAAGTTCAGCATCCGTGCCAGTAATGACTTCACTCAATCGGGCCTGTGTACGACTCACGTCTCCGCTGAACTTTGAAAGGTCAGTAGCAGCAGACTTTATTCTTGCCTGGCCTGCTTTTGTGCCACCACCAACAAAGAGGTCCAGTCCCATGAAAAAGAGTCCCACAGGAAGTGCGAAGTCCTCTGCTGCTCCTTCTTTGGCTCCTGCCGTAACAAGGAACTCTCCTCCAATCTCTTTTGCGGTGCTCTTCAAAGAGAAGGGCTTGTCAGTACCGTAAATAGTTTTTGCAAGATTCTTTTGAAATGTTGTCTCTGCGACAATCTCTGATTCCGGGTCTCCGGTTAGAATCGTTTGGCCAATGGACCCGGCTTCCTTTGCAAGTGTTTGAGCAATGTCTTTTGCAACCTCACCAAAACCGGCCACGAACTGCCCGAACGTAACCTTGGGTTGTTTAATCTCCATTGGTGTTACCACACCCAACTCCTCGGCAAAAGTAAGAAATACTCCCTTTGATGCCTCAACATTGGCTTGTGCTGCCTGTGCCTCAAATGCAAGTCGTCTGATTTTCTTTAAGCGTGTTTGTCTCTCAATAAGAGGTGCCTGCTCTCTGCGAACCGCAACGGGAGTATATTGAAAACCACCCTCCGTTCCAGTGTCATTTATGGTAGTAGGAGGGCTTATAGATTCATTGTTTCGTTGTGCAACGGGTACATACGCCATAGTTAAGGTAAAATCTCTTTTAAGATATCTTTGTCGCTCACTCCAAAGCGTTTCCGTGCAAGGATTCCCTCTGCTACTGAATCAAGGTAATCACTGATTCCTTCCTCACCGGTTCCTCGTTTGAATATCCCAGACCCACCTCTGGTAAATCCTTCTGCTTCGGCTTGCTCGGCCAATTGTTCGTCAGTAAACATTTGTCGGAAAAGTTCCTTGATACCTTCTTTATCAGCAGGCAATCTTTCTTCTTCCACTTTCTCCCCAGTAACGGCTTCACGAAGTGCGTTTGCTTGTTCAACGGGAAGTCCCTTAAGAGTTTCATCAAGTCCAAATTCACGGATGTCGTTCTCTATAAGAGCAATTTCATCACTTGCGAATCCACCTCCAAGAAGAGTTCCAATATCCCCGCTTGAAAATTCAAATCCTTTATCAACGGGTGTCTCTTTTCCTGCGGGTCCTCTCACGGCTCCAAGTTCCGCAATCTCTTCACCAGTTCGCTTATCAAAGAGTACATCGGTTTCAATACCGTTCTTGACAACCGAGCGAACAATAGTGTCTTTGTCCTCAACTTTCCTGCGGGCCTCAAGTTCTTTTTCCGCTTGCTCTGTGAAAAATTCTAATTGGTCTTGCTTAAATCTTCGCTCTTTATCAAAAACATTGAGTGCGAGCGTTGCAGCAAACTGTGCTTGCTGTCGTGCGTCATCCCGAGTTCCCTCAAGAAGCCGGAGACGATTCACTCGAGCATTGATTTTACCTTCAAATTTATCTTCAATCCTTTCTACTCGGGACCTTCGGGTTCCTTCACTTAAGAATGGATTTTCATTGACCTTCTCAATTTGCTCATCTCGTTCGTTTTCAAGTTCTTCAACTTCACCGGCAATGGCCTCAAGTTGTTCGTTCGCTTCCGGTATCTGGGTTGTTGCCATGACCTCCTTGACAATATCCTTAATTGCTTTTGTTGGATTTGTGAAAAAGTCCTGTGCCCCGACATCAATCCCGTATTCAGTTTTTAGAAAATCAAGAGTGCCTTGGTCCTCGGGTGTGGGTGTAGGAGGTACGGTAGGGACAGCAGGAGCAGCAGTTGGTTCCTCGGGCAACGCACCCGCAGAAACAGTTGGTGCTTCTTCTGCTCGTTCTGGCACCGGTTCCTCATCAAAGATTGGTGCTTTCGCAATCTCACGGAGAGTACCTCCGGGGGTTACTTGGAATCTTCGTTCGCCCACAGGAACAATAACTCCTTCACCTCCGGCACGCTCAAGGTCTGCTATGGTAATGCCAAACTGCTCGGGAGAAAACTCTCCTGTAATCTTGGTTACATCTGGGATGGCATCTGTTGGCCGAGCGTCCTCTGGGGTAACTTCTGGGATAACATCTGCCTCCGCCTCGGGGACCACCTTTTGAGTTGAAAGGTCAACGATGCCTCCGGGTGTACGCCCAAAGAACTTACCACCGGCAAAAGTTTTGTCTTGCCGTAGTTTTCTTAATTCTTCGTCTTTTAGTGGGTCTGTTGTTACCATAGTTTTATTTTAATACCATTGGTCTCTTTTAAGGGTATCCTCACGCATCGCACCTCCGAGAACGTCTATTCGCTTAAACATCCCCCGCTCGTGCGTGTGATATGCAAATTGCTCGTCCTTGTGTCGCTCCCAAACACCATCAAGAAGGTCCTTTGCGGTTGCAAAATGCTCTCTCGTTTCTTTCGACTTCTGGGCCCGAATCTTTGCGTATCCAACCATTCGTTCAACGATTGCCTCGTTCCCCTCCTCCTCTGCGTCAGAGAACACAGTTGTTATGGTAAGGTCGGTGGTATCAACAGGAACGGGCGTGAATTGACCCCATGCGGTAATGGTGCCTGAAATTTGAGCATTATTATTGATATAGTATCTCCGGCCAAGGTCAGTAAAAATCTTATCCTCACCACTTGAAAAGTCCTCTTTATAAATTTGATAATCCGCAAAGTTTACCTTTCGGAGTCGGTCGCTTCCCACTTGGAGGAACCGGATGCTGTCAGAACGGAAGTTGTCGGGATATGCGTAATCTTCCGTACCAGATGCGTATGTTTGAGTGTTGTCTCGCCTTTCGGTAAATGGCCATTTCTTATAAGAAGATGCCCACGCATACGCTTGATTGAACCAACTCTTTAAGATGGTGTCAGTAATACCCCCAGATGATGCGGCGGTCGTGCCCTCATCAAGCCGAACCAAAACCTCTGTCATTATGTCATCTAAATTGTTAAGCATATTTTTATCTTATTTGAACCTCAATTGTTACGTTTATGTGAGAACCTCCGACCAATGTGCCCCCATCTTTAAGGGCAAGGCGGTCCCCACGGTTTAATTGTTTATTTGCCAAAGTTGTTGTTAATGCGGGCGTATTCACTGTATTTGCTGTTCCAGTAAGGTCAAGGTCTGCTGCGAGCACTTCAACCCCTGAATCCGGTGCAGTCGTTCCAGTGAGTTTCTCAATGTTGAGAGTTCCTGATGAAAATGCGGACTGGTGAATCTGTCGGACCTCAAGCACGGCACAGTCAAACGGTGAAATCCAAAATGTTCCGTAATTGTCAGACGTAAGCACTTCGGCACCCTGAACGGTATGCTCCACATAAATCTTCTTCTTGCTCAAATCTCGCCAATCAATCCTGTCGGAAGTGTGGAAGTGTTCCGGTAACAACTCTCCGTCTTGTACTTCTGTGATTCCATCTGTCATATTATGCTGTTTTTTCTTTAGTAAATTCTCCCTCAATAACTATTGGAAGAACGACTGGTAATTCATTGGTTCCGGTCCACTTTAATTGAATCTGAAAATCATTGAGGCCTCGGAAATCAGAATCTAACTCAACCCTTCGTTCACTATTTGGAAAGTTGGTATTGTTTATGGTGTCAAGAGCAACCCCTGTTGTACCACCCGGGTCCACAAAGTTGCTGTCAATGCTTTCAAATAAACGAACGGTGATTGTTTGGTTTGAGGTAATTGCTTCTCCAAAAGGAATAATGACCTTTGTGATTCTAAACGGAGCACCCATTTGATAAATATTTGAACGCCACGCTGCTGTGTTAGCACTTCCTGCAACCCGTCTGTCAATTCCCTCTGCCGAACCAGTTGACCATCCTGCAACCAAATCTGTGTTATTAAATGAATCTTGTCTTGCACGAAGAAGTGATGCAACCATCGCACTGCCAGTACCATCGGTGCTGATAATGTGATGAATTGCAGGTGCGTTGACTCCCTTGAGACTATACGCATATACACCTGCTGCACTATCGGGATGTGTATTATGGCTTCCCCAAAATACTCGGTTTCCTTTTGCTGCTACACCACCGGCAAGCGGTAAGTCTGCAAAAGAGAGAAATCCTATTTGTTCTACTACTTGGCCACCACGATACACAGAGAGCCGAGTTCCTTGTGTATAACTACCGGACCAAACATAGAGAAGTCCATTATGAAAAAGAAGTGCGGATGCTGCGGGGTCTTGAAGGTTGACATGCCTATATGGAGAAGGTGAAAATGTGTCCCAAAAATGGAGCATTGCGTTCCCTCCACCAAAGGTTGCGTTTGCTGTATTGGGAACTGTGAGCACAACGATATCAGTGCCATAACTCTCAATATCCACAGGCATCTGATTGAAAGGAAGGTCAAGAGCATTGTATGTTGACCCATTGTCTCCGGTTCCTTCATCAGTAGCAAACTGTGTTTCAATATAGTGAACGAGTCCACGACCACGAGTTGATGCAGTTGATGTGGAAGAATCAAAATCTCCAATATAAAGTCGTCCATCATTATGAACGTGCATTGGGTGATTCGGCACAGTAAGGCCCTCAATTGAAGGATAACCAAAGTCATCAAGTGCCGTTTGGGCTATTGTACTGTTCCACCAAGACTCTTGAAGTGCTGCCGAGCCATCAAGTGGACCCCAACGTGCAATATCAGCAAGCCGAGTTTCACTTGAGCCATAAGCCATATAAATATAGTTGTTGTAGTACGCTCCGCCTCGTCCTGCTAATCCTTGGGTCCCTCCGGTAGTTGTTACAGTTGCCTCACCTCCAAAAGATGTGTTCCATGAATTAAGTCGCCCTGCACTTGAGTAAGAATAGAGCAACTCTGTACCCCGAGGAGGGGTCATAAGCCAGTAAGGCACGCCATTCAAAAGTGTTGAGGTAAAATCGGAGTAACTGGTGGGCATAAGAAACCCTGTATCCCTAAACGCAGTCAGGGGTTGGTCTGGGTCAATTCCTATTGAAGCATCAAATCCGGTATTGGTATCTGCCAACTGATAAGGAATATTGTTGACAGGGTTTATGCCTCCCAAGATTGAATTTATTTTAATTGTGAATGGTCGTGCGGGCATTTTAATAATCGTATTTATGGTGGTCTACCTTGAAGTATTTACCTCTAAAGTAGTATTTATCTGCTTTCGTTAAAAACATCTTTCTCCACCGTATTTCGTCAATGGTCGCCTCAATAACTGTTTTGAAAAACGGTTCTTGAAGCATAACCTTGAGCACCGTCTGTATCAATTCAATTCGTGCTTTCATATCTGGCACTACTTCCGCATCTTTTATAAGGTCAAACGCCTTTGATAACTTCTGAAATGGAAGTGGCTTTGTTTTGATTCCTATAAGTCGGAGAAGTTTCCGGCCAAGCATCCAGTACCACACATATTGTGCTGCCCATTGAAGGCGAAAACGATATGCGTCATCTTCTTGCAGAAAGAAGGTGATACCCTCTCTCATCCTTGCAATGAGAAAACGGTTGTCTGGATGTGCAACTTTTCCCTCAAGTGTTTCAAGGGCACGATTCACTTCACGAACAGATGCGGCCATTCGTTGCGGTGGGAGCATATCCGGCTTGCATTTTTTTATCTCCTCAACGAGTTGAGGGATAACATTCTCTCTGAAATGCTCTGCAATTCCGTATGCAGTAGCATTTTGTTCAAGCATGGCCCATGTATCGTTAAATACGAGGTTCTTTATTTTATGCTTGAATCGGGCCAATGAACCGGTAAGCACATGGCCACGAGGGAATCCCGCAAGGGGATATTTCTCTCCCTTAATCTCCATTTGAAACGAGCCATCGGGGGCAGTCGCTATGCGAGCCCGTGCGGTATCGGACCATTTCCAATACTCAACCATTTCTGGCGGACGGATTTTATACCAACGGTTGAAAAAGAACTTAATGATTTTTTTTATCATAGAGGTTGTGAGTTGTGGTTCACCTCCTCCCGTAATGCGGTGAAGAGTGTTTCGGGAGGAAGCACCCTCCACCGCAAAGACGAACCACAGGTTAGGTTATAGCAAGCCGAACAGACAAGCACCGGCTTTTCGCCTCATAGCAGGGACAAGAGCACCGTAAAGGTGAAGTCCTTGATACTTCTTGGCAAACTGGTCCTCTGCATCCACTATTCGGGATTCTGCCCACTTGTAGGCAAAAGTACAGAATGAAATGTGGTTACCGAGTACCATAGTCGCACGGGTTCCGTCTGAAAGAGATACGTCAGCACCTTGACCGCTTGCAGTAGATTTTTCAAGCCGAGTAGATACACGAGTACCTGCTGCTTGATGAACCATAAATCCACCCACTCGTCCAACGTGTCCGTTAAGGATAACGCCTGTGTACGCCATCTCAATTGCAGGTTGCAGTTCTGCTGCCTGCTTCAAGATTTTAGTAAATACAGGTGTACCAGTAACGTGTCGGTCGGAGTCTGGGATTTCATTACGGTCCAACTTTTCAGCAAGTTCCGTAATCTGCTCATAAACCGTACCACTTGCAATCGTAGTTGCTCGTACCGCTTGTAGTTCCCAACCCCACCCGGCTTCTGATGTAACTTTTCCATCAGTGTTTTGGGACGAAGTAAACTCCGAACCTCCACCAAGCCCTCGTAGGATGTCTCCGGCAGGAATGTCAGAGCCCGCAGTTGCAGCATCCCAGTTGGTTATCGTTGCTGTGTTCGAATCGGTAACAGCAGTTATTCGATACCACTCGGTTGCCCAAGTTGTACCGGATGTCAAACGAACCGGTTTGCCAATATCTTGCGGGTCCTCAAATCCAGAGTAGTCAAGAGAGCCGTCTCCGTGTTCTACCGTTGCGACTGTACCACCGTTGACAGGGCCACTTTGAGTATTCAAAGTACCACCGGCAGCAGTAGTTGTAATTGACGCTTGGGTATCACCGGCGGAGCCAGTTATTCGCATGTCAATACCAATCCACGAACCTGCTTTTGCAAACTGAACATTCTCCAAGACATAAGAGTCAATAGAACGTTCCAAAACTTTGTTAGCGTTTTCCACAAGCGTGTCGTCAATGTCGTCAGCGTAGGTGAAAAGGTCCTCAAGGCGGTCAATAGGGAAGTTGTAATACTTCCTCTTCTCAACTATCAATTGGTCCTCATCATCAACGATGGCTTCAACATTCATATCAGTATTTGCAGCATAATCACCGAGCGTGATATCTGAAAGGAAAGATAGAATGTTTACTCTGTCGCCCGCTTTGCGGATTTCGCCTTCATAGTTGGTGTTTGTTACAGCAGGAGTAATCGCAGTTTGGTAAAACATACGAAGTGTCTTTGCAGCAAATTGTTCTCCAAAATTAGAAAGGGACATATACGTTAAAAATTGAACTTAAGTTGCCCCTTCTGCGACTTAAACAATATCTTCTGGTTTGAGCGTGCCGTCCTGTATCATTCTCTGATACTTTCGGGGTTGCTTCTCCCGTAACTCTTTGATATCGTCTTTTGATAATTTCCCTTGGGGGACTTTTGAACCACCTGTTGGCTTCTCTAGGCCCGGGCGGGCTTTTGATTTACCACCAAGCAATCCATTTTCAGCAAGAAATGCTTTTGCTGCTGTCTTGACAGACATTCCAGCGTTGTCTGGGTCATCACGATAGTCCTCAAACTCGTCGGCTTTGTCCTTCAAGGCAGGATACTGTTTCTCTAATCCATCAAGAGTTGATTGACTTTCCATTGCATCTAAACGAGCATTGGTATCCTTCAACTGCTTGCGAAGAGAATCAGCATCATCCTCCTCTTGGTAATCATCACCAGAAGGTGCAGAAGATGATTCTAAATCCTTCACCTTTTTCTCAAGGTCCTTGCGTTTTGTACGCTCCTCTTTAAGAGCAGCAGCGAGGTTACGGTCTGGGGTTTTACTCCCAAAGTCGTCTCCTCCCTCTCCATCATCACCAGAAGGTGAATCAGCAGGTGCATTGGCAGGGGGTGTTCCTTGGTCTGCATCCGGGTTTCCCTCATCTCCAGTGGGGTTGTCCGTTTGCTCCGGTTTATCACCGGCAGGTGCAGGAGTGTTTACGACATCTGTGTCGGTTACCTCTTTGTCGGGCAACATATCTTTTCTAGGTTCAGGCATACATTTTTACGTCCGTAGACGAAGTTAATTTGTAATTTTACGACCTAACTTGTCGTGATTGACACGTCCTCCGAAGAGGGTTGAGTCTTAATTAAATGCTCCTTTATTGTTCACGGATAGGCATAAAACTATTTTTTGGTTACGCTCCCTCCGTGCTTACGGAAAGAACTGGTGCTATTGTGTTGCGACTTGATTTTCACAGAGCCGGAACGCACCTTGCTTGTAATCCTTCGTGTTTTCATTGGTTTAGGCATACGTTTATTGTTGATTAAGAACTTTTAATAAATGTCGCTCCGACCCTTACAGTAGTACCGGTAACATCTTCCATGTCTGCGTACCACGTACCACCAGACGCACTTTGAGGAATTGGTCCCGGAAATGTAAATCCTTTCGTATCGTTTGCAGGAAGTTCAAGGTTGCGTACCACACTTCCATCATCTGTCAAAGAGATATTGATGGCAGCGTCAGATGTGTTTGCACACGTTACTTCAAGAAGGTCATGGAATGTTGAGGTAACCCCAGAGAGCAACACAGCAGCATCACCATCTGACAAGGTTACTTCTGCGGTTGACGTAAGTTCACGTACTTGGTACGGATACACAACAGTTCTTCCTATCTGGTCAACGGCCGGCTCAACAAGTGTTCCGCCCGTGAGAGCAGCAGGGAGAGAGGTTAATACTCGGAATAGTGTTTTGATTGAATTTTTCATAAAAATATGCGGACAATCTCTTTTTGAGACTGCCCGCTTTTTGCAAAAGGTTAAGGCAAAATATTCAATTGTTACTTATATTATAACAAATACCGACTAAATACACAACCACACATCACGCTTCATCCACAAGTTTCTGTAAACGTCTCTCAAGAGATTCTCTCTCTGCTTGAGGTGCTTCAATCGCCTCTAAAATGGATGAATACACAGTATGTTGTATAACCAAACGCTCATTTTTGACCTTATCATTATCTAATTCACGCCATTGCTTCTCAATTACCTTCAATTGCCGTCCACAAAACTCGGCAATCTTATCCACAGTTATTTTGCCTTCGGAGAGAATTTGCTCCCATTGTTGAAATGTGGCCTTTTCACCACTCTCCAAATCAAGTTGAGAAAGGTCCTCAATCCCACGTTTTTCAAGCAATTTTGCTATTAAAGGGTGCATATTTAATATGGTTTTGGCTTACGCCTTTTATTTGTTATTTTCATTTTGTTTTTCTCTTGTGAGAGTTGCTCTACGTTTACGAATTTTACAATCCGTACACACTGCAAAAGTTACAGTTTGAGTTGAATCCTCTTTCTTCTCACCGCAATATTTGCATGGTAATAAATCAGTCATATATTTATCCTACTCCTAAGGTTAATAATTGATGTCCGCCACCTCCTGCTACTGCCGCCGCACTATGTTCTATTGTTAATGTAGGGTCGTTTGCTGTTCCTGCGAGGTCGGCTGTATTAACACCTATACGGTTTCTTGCGTTGTCGGCGATTGGTGTATCTTCAACATCGTGTCCCTCTCGCATACCAAACTTTGTAATTCCCGTTTTGTCTATGTTGCCTAGTCCAGTAGCGTTTAATGTCCAAGTGGTCGTGGCAACGCTTATATCTCCGAGGTCTATTGCAGTTGCTTGTGCGGTTGTTCCGATTTGGTCAAAGTCGCCAGTTACAAGTGCGGTGTTTGAAGCCGGGGTTGTGGTATAGATATTTATGTAGTCTGGTCCAGTAGTATCTTGGTTATCTACTTCCGTAACTTTTACGCTGAGTGTTGCAGAGTCTATGGTGTCTGTGTCTGGCATCCCTGAAGTGTCAAATAAGAAAAACCCACGAACAATTTGGTATCTATTAGACGCCCCACTAACTTCTTGCGAGTTGGCAATAATTGAATTATCCGCCGTATCATTTACGGCTGTTCCGCTTGCGGCATCATGTGCCTCAGCCCACGAACCACCTGCCTGTGTATCATAATAAACCCATCCGTCCACCGATGTTGACTCGGGGTCATCGTCTGGTAGGACTGTCGTTGTGGTGTTGCCTATCTTCCCCTGAATGATATTCTCTGAACCGTGTACTTGGGTTTTTACGGAAATGATTTTGGCAAGATATTCTAACAGTGTGTCTTTCGGACTTTCACGGAGTTTTCGTTGTCTTATTTGCCCGTCTATGACTGACTCACGAACAATGTTTCCATTGGGGTCGTCTATTAAAACAGGCGGGTTGATAATAACAAACCTTTCTATGTCCACTGTGCCATCTTTACCAAAACCAATTTGAGTATTTGCCGGAATAGTACGCACTACATCTTTTCTAACAAACCTTCCGATTTCATCACCTATGTCTTTGTAAATAACCTTTGGGCTACTACCTGTCCACGCTTTGACAAAAACCTCTATTCCACCATCTATCGGTTTCATATCTACAATTTCAATGAAATAACTACCCTGCCGTGTTTTGGCGATAGTCTTTATTTTAGCAATTTCCTTGCCCTTGATATCCGCCCTCTCTTTTGCGGGTTTGTTTTTTATAAGGTCTCTAATCATTGTTACACATTCTGAACGAAGAGCCCGGTTACATCAACAGTTGTACCAGTGATGTCTCCCATATCTATTGTCCAGTTATTGCCAGTATCGCTTTGAGGATACGGAACTGCGGGCACTATACCTGCCGTACTATTTGCGGGGATTTCAAGAGACATGACCACATTTCCTGCCGTAACCATACGAAGGTCAAGCGTTACTGCTGCGTCTGATTGATTGGCTCCCATGACCGAAATAAGGTCATTGAATGAACCTGCCGTTGCAGCAAGCAAGGTTGTTTCAGTTCCATTCGCAAGAGAAACATACGCTGTGTTAATAAGGTCTCGTACAGTGTAAGGATATGTGATTTGCTTTCCAAGGTCATCATGCATTGAACGAACAACATCCCCGCTTGCAACCGCAGTTGGGTTTGAAGTTCTTGCCTCTCCACCTTGAAGAAGGGGATTGCCGGCAACCGCAGCGTCATGTGCAGCATCTCCAACAACCTCAATTGTGTTGGTAGAAGCCGGAAGAGTAACAATATCAACATTACCAATATTGTTGTTTCCTGCTGCAATGGAGAGAATGTCTACATCACCAATATCTACACCAGAGTTTGACAAAAGTTTCGCACTCATTCCAACATCAGTAACGTGTTCAACACGGATTGTTTCTGGTGATAGTTCATTTCCTGCTTGGTTTGGAGATATGTCAATTTCTTCACCGGCAGCAATCGTTTGGTCTGGCATTGAAAGAACATCAACGTCTCCAATATCTACTCCCGAGTTAGAAACTGCTCTAACAGAGGTTACGGCATCAACAGCATGAACAACTCTCAAGGCAGAAGATGAAACACCTCCACCCATTTGAAGTACACGAAGTACGTCATTGGCAGCATCGTTATCTCCACCTTCGGCAAGCATGGCCGTTCCAGTAACGCTTGTGTCAGTGTCTCCTTCCGTATACTGCGTTCCTGCACCAGTTTGGTCAACAGAAACTTGAATACGATTGTCGGGATTCACTAGACTTGCACCGGCAGAACCTTGAATGTCTCGGATTCGAGTCCATAGGAGTCCATCTGACACTGAAAGTCCCTCATAATCTCCATCAGTACCGGAGAGGTTTGCGGGAGTATCTTGACGAACTACAAGTGCAAGGGTACCCGTATCACCGGATGTGTGTGCGGCATCTTCGTCGTATTGAGTGCCCGCTCCTCCACCTGTAATAATATCTACTTGCAATCTTCCTCCTTCATCAACGAGAACGGGCCGTGGAACATTGCCGTCCATACCTTTGATGATGTCGGACATTTTACCGCCTCCACCTGCGGAAAACATCCCCGCCATGTAGGGTTTCCCGTCTGGTCCTGTAAGAATGACGGGGATTGGGTTTTTGTAGTCCACGCCCAACAAACGAGTTCCCATTTCAGCAGGGAAGTTCACTTGTGCGGGTTGAACTGTAACTTTTGGTGCCTTGATTGGAGGAACATTGACTGTTACTTCCGGCTTCGGCACACGAATCTCTGGGATTTTAACTTCGGGCATTGAAGGAGAATCAATCTTGATTTCCTTTAACGCTTCACGAAGGTCATCCCTACTTAATTTTGTTTGAGAGGTAATTTTCTCAAGGAGAGGTCGGACCACATCTACTATTTGGTTGCCTAAACCAAGCACAAGATTCCGCCTGTCATCTTCTTGACGGTTTCGCTCTTTTTGCTTATTTTGGTCCACGGCATCAAAAGCAGCGTTCACTCCTTTAAGAATCTCTCTTGGGTCTTTTTTAGGCATACGCTATTTTTTATTTATATTACCTTCTAATAAACTTTTGATATCCTCAAGGATACCAACGACCTCGTTATGTAATGTAAGTCGCAAAAATAAATCAAACTCTTCCCTTTTCTCACTGCCTTCCTTCTCTTGAAGGTCCTCTGCCTGCTGCATCAAATCCAGTGCTTCTCTTAATAATTTTTTCTTATCTCTGGCCATGATTATCCTTTTACTTTGTTTAGTCGGCTTTCAAGTTGGCTCAATAGTTCATCTTCCTCCGCATCAGTTGCGGGCTCTTTAACAACTGCCTCTGCAACTGGAGTGCCTTCTGTCGGTGCTTCACCCGGAGTTCCTTCTGCTCGTGCTGCTGCTTCCGCTTCACGTTGGATGGCTTCTTGTTTCTTTTTCTCTGCTTCTTGAACCTCACGGATTTCTTCTGGGGTCAAGTCAACAATCTCAAGCATCCTCTTTTGAACAATGCGATTAAGAACAAAGTTGTCTGGGAACCTGCTCTGAATGAACATGAATTTTTGAATACCCTTTGTCTGCTCTTCTTCCTGCTCGGATGTTGAACGAACAATTGGCTTGTATCCCTTGTCGCTCTTCCAGTCAGAAGGGTAGACAACTTTCTCCCATATCTTCCCAGACCGTGCCGTTTTGTGGAGCGTTCTATTCTCACCACTGTTTGCGTCAAGGATTCTCTCCCATTTAAGAGCAAGGTCAAACCAACTCCTACGGTACATCTTGGCCATTGAAAGAGTACGCTCAAGGGCTTTCCCAACGAGCATTTCAACTTCACCAAGAGTGATTTGTTTCTTTTCGGAAACACCTTTCTCAATCGCTGTCGCTGCGGTGCCTCGTTCAATAACTCGTATAAGGAAGTCAATTGCTGTGAAAGTGTCATCAAGACCAGAGATATCAACTGGCATGATTGTCTCTTTAGGATTGCCCGGAGCAGGAAGCATGCGTCCGGCACCCGGCTCATACGTCTGCGGTTTATATCCCTGCACAGTGGCATCGTACCAGTGCATTTGAAAGTTCTTGAGCGTTCGGTTTTCTACCATTTGAGAAAACCACACGTTGAGAATCTGGTTTGGTGTTCGCACAAGGTCAGCAGGACCATCACTCCAAAAGTCCATTGTCTCTATATCTTCACCCCATGTTACAAACGGCCAGAAGTCTACGCCAAGAAGGTCCTCAAGGGTTTCATTTAAGAGTTCGTGCTCATCATCAGCATACACAATCACTCGTTTCTCAAAATCTTGTTTCTTGGTATTCCACATCAATGTATAGTGCTCGGAAAGATTCAAAATAACATCACCACCCGCAAACTGTGCAAACTGGTCGTTCTCAACACCCATTGATTTGAGACGCTCAACTTTCTTTTCCCATTCCTGTTTATTTCTATTTGACTGAACAATTGCATCAGTACCGGATGCCCAGATGCGAAGTTTTGATTTTGCATCTTTACTGTATCGTTCGTCTGCGAGCACTTCCCGCAACGAACGAAAAATGTTTTGGTGAATTATAAAACGTGCTGTCTCAATATCAAGTGGGTCCACCATTGGGTCCACGACAACATCAAAAATATCCAAAGGCCTCACGTCTAGGAATCCCTTTGCATCAATGTTTAGTTTTTTGAAAGCACGGCCACAAAGCATCACCGTCTTTTTGTCTTGAATGTCAACTCCCTCAAAGTTCAACCTCTCAAAATCATCATTCCAAATCTCTTGAAGAATAATCTCTTTGTCTTGGTTGCCTCCGAGTTCCTTCCAATCAACAGAAGGCGGGTCATCAATTTTAGAGAGCAGCGTTTTCACTGTTTCTTTCATAAGCGGAATATTGACCGCTTGACGTTGCGTTAATCTGTTGGTCTTAACCTTGTTACGATAGAGTTCGTAATTTACATTCCACTCCTTGTGCCTTCGCTCCTGAAACTCACGGGAGATTTTCTTCTCCTTGATGAGTTTCGCCATCAACACTGAAAGGTTTGCGACTGACGCAACAGGGATGTCCTTAAATGGTGTACTTATTGGCATATATAAAATAAAAACGAGAACCTTATTGATGTGGTTCCCGCTCTTTGCTAGAGGTTAGGGTTTTTGGATTGTCTCCTGTTGTCTCTATTGTAGCACCTTCATACGGATTACGCAAGGGCTCATCTGGCTTATCTGGCTTATCTGGGTCTTTGTCTCGCCATTTTAGGAACTTCAATTCTATACTAGCCAGTTCCCCCTCTCTATTAAAGGCCAAAGTAGCAGTTCCATTCTTTATGTTAAAAACTCCTTGTTGAAATAGGGTGTGTATAACTTTACGAAAATACTCTGTTTCTTCAAAGGAAACTCCATCTAATTTTATATTTATCATTCCTTGTGATGACATATTAAATTCCCAACTCCGGGTAGTAGGGCTTTATTGAACCCGTGGCTTTTACTTTACTCAAATCAACTTCCTTGCCCTTAAAAAATGTGAGAACAAACGCATCCGGCACATCTGTACTCTCGGAAGGTAAAAGCAATCCATTACGCCTCATCTCATCTTTTGGCATTATCTTTATTTTTTTGCTCTGGTCCTCTTTATAACGAATCTTCAACAACTGGCTCCAATCTTTATCTGGCTCAAGTGCCCCTCCCTGCTTCACCCAGTTCCGGGCCAACCAATACAATTGAGCACGAAGATTTGAAAACTCAAGAATCTCTTGAACTCCCGGATTGATAACCTTCTGGTCCATTGGCTTCTCACCAACTCTCACACCGGTTGCAGGAATATCCATTTGATGGAGACGGCTCACTACACCGGACCCAATACTAATTGCATCTATAAAAATGTTTTGGGATTTTATTTTCTCTCCCCTGTGAATTTCAGCAATGTTGTCAGCAGTTTTCATTAAGTCTCTCTCACGATTCTTGCTGTGGATTTTTGCGAAGTTATCAAAACGAAGAACAAAAGCGTTGTAGTTCACTCCTTCGGCAATATCTCCACCCAAACGCTTGAAACCTTTTGCCTCAACTTTTCTTTGTTGGGCCTGTTCAAGCATTTCCTCGGTGAACAATGGCATCCATCCTGCGTCATCAATCATGTCCTCTGGTGGATGAACGCACTCGTAAAGGATTCCAAACATAATCGGGTCAACTTCTCCTCGCATCTCTTCAACAAAATCTTCTGTGATACGTCCTTCCTTAACTCCCTGCTCCCAGTTGATGATAATTTTTTTATACTTCGGGTCGTTCAGAGAACGAAACGCATGGTTGCGACCAAAACTGTTTGTGATTTTTAATAAAAAGTTTTCCGTGTGGCCTCCGAGCATACGCATTGCTTTACCATGAATCGCATCGGGAATAAGTGCAGAGTCATCTTGAATCAAGTTTGGAGCACCGTGTCCGATAAGAATATCTCCAGCATCTTCTCCCTTGCGTCTTGCATCTGCCGAGAGAATGAAAACCTCTCCCATGTTTCCCGAGCCATCAACCTTAAAAGAAATCTTGTCTTTGCTTCGGTGTCGCTTGATGAACTCCATGCTCTCCTCGGGCCCAATCTCAAACTTTCCGAGCGTGTAGTCATTCTCAAAAATGTGCTTGATGACCTTGTTCATTATGATACCGGCTTTGTCTTTTGTTCCACCAAGTATCGGCCATCGTTCGGGGAAGGTTGTCGCTCTCAAGAGAACGGCCATTGAAACAACATCTGACTTCCCATATTGCGTGTAGCACTCAAAGATGTTTCGTGGGGACTGCTTTTCGTAGATTGCACGGAAGAGAGAAATCTGCCCCTCGGTCATTTCAAAGGGCTTTGCGTAATCGTTCTTAAATAACTTGCGAACGATATCAAACGCTTGTTGGTCTTGTTCATTAAGTTTTGTCATCATCTTTATCTCCCGCAACAAGCCGGAAGAACTCGGTTAATTGAGCAAGATTCTCCTTGTCTACATCAATACCGAACTGGGCTTTAGGAAGGCCATCAACGTAATTCCAAATCTGCTTGATGGTTTTTTCATCCTCATCCTCAAGGGCTTTCTTTAAGACAACCTCAACCAATTGGTCAAGACGAGTTTTGTCTGCACCTTCTGGCATCTCTTCAAGTTTCCGCTTGATAGCAGCAGTTATTGAAGGACCAGTAGGCCTTCCGTTAGGGTTTGCAGTGTTTCCGGGGAGCAATTGGCCCTTCTCGTTCCTTTCTGGCTTGTTTTCACTTGTTATTGCAGGTGAATTTTCTTTTTTTTCATCTTTTGACATAATTTATTGAAATCCAAAATTAAGGTGTGCAGCATCATCGTCAATATCGTACTTCTTGTCCTTGCGTCTCTTATCTTCACGTATCATATTTGAAACCCTACGCTTGGCCGAAAATTGTTGCCGACCTTTCTTGGAGCGATGCTTCCTGTGATTGTTCTTTACAAATTTGTTATGGCGTGCCGGCATTACTTACTCTACATTATAGAGATAGTGGTTGGTTTCATGCAACCAGAACCCCTCTGACTTATAAAGGCCATTCGCTGCTTCTCGTTTTGCGTTGGTAGTGAGTTCAACCATATCCATTCCGTTATCTTTGGCCCACCGAAGAAGGTCTTGAAGAATCTCACGGCCAAGTCCTTTGCCTCGTTGAGAACTGTCTACAATCATATCTTCAACAACGGCTTGACTGCGTAGAGCAGTCCTTCTTGGGAATATCCATCCCATACCCACAAGTTTCCCTTCATCGTATTTCTGGCTTACAAATCCGTTCAGCATGGCTCGGTAGAGTGAGAACTCTTGAATTACTGCGGACTCATCCAGTTGGGCCATAAGTTCCTTAACTCTTGACAAATCAAACACAAAGTGTTTCTTAAGATATTCACTGATGACTTGGTTGGAATCAAACGCAATAGCCGGAGTATTGAGGTCCTTGATATTTACCCAGATGTATTCCTCATTCTCATCATTGAGTTTAATCTCTTCCTCACCAATAAGTTCAACAATGTAGAGATGCGAGAGAATAGGAAACTGCTTTCCTTTCCACTCTGCGGTGCCGGGGAAAGTTCTCACAAAATCAATTTTGAATTTTTCAACACCCAACTCTTCCTGTATCTCACGGACCATTGCTTGCTCGGGTGTTTCTCCCTTATCAAGATATCCCCCGAGAAAATCCCACTTGCCTTTGAATGGTTCCTCTGCACGCTTAAGAAGAAGCACTTGGTTGTCTCTAATAATTGCTGCGGTTGCCGAGCACTTTGGGTTTTCAAATGCACATGATTCGCACTCGGGACCATTGCACACATGATTCTCTAAAGCGTCAACCAACTCTGCCTTTGTATACGATTCGTATTTACTCATAATTTTTTAATAAACTTGGCCGGATTTCCCGCATGGAGTTCTCCAGTAGGAACATCTTTTAATACGACAGAGCCCATACCAATCAAAGCACTTTCTCCAATAGTAACTCCCGCAAGAATTGAGGAGTTGGCTCCTATTTTCGCTCCCTTTTTTACAATGATTGGTTCCCAATTATCTGATGGCGGTTTTCGGTCGTTGGTAAAACAAACATGAGGGCCTATAAAAACATCATCCTCAAGCGTTACTCCGGGAGGAATAAACGCAAAGGCCTCAATCCTGCACCTCGCTCCAATCTTAACGTCATCACCTATCCAAACATGAGAGTGAATCTTGGTTCGTTCACCAATCTCTGCACGCTCACTTATGTTTGAAAGTTCGGGATACCAGACTTCAAACTGTTTTTGGTTTTGTGTCAGTCTTTTGTGTTTCATCACTGAACATCTCTTTAAGACCCTTTTCAAAAGGATACTTCGGATAAAAGCCGAGCATGACGTTCGCCTTCGTCATGTCGTATACAAAACGGCCCGGGTCAACCTCACGCTGTCCCTTCTTTTCAATCTTGCCTTTCCACTTGGCCATTTTACAGATTTTGACTCCCGCCTGTTCTGCGGTAAGTTCCTCACCGGTTCCAATGTTGTATGACTGATTCCATTTATCCCACGGTGCCGTTATCGCCAAGTAATTTGCATGAGCAACATCCTCAATATATGTGAAATCATTTGACTGCTTGCCCCCATAAAGAGTTGGAGCAAGGCCACGCTGTATTCGGTCCATGAATCCTCCAATCAACCCGTGCATACGCTTCTCCTTGCCATAGAGATGAGCATACCGAAGAATCATCCACGGAAACCCCTCGGCTCCGTAGGTCTCAATATATTTCTCACCCACGGCCTTTGAACACCCGTACACTGAATTACCCATAACAGGAAACTCCTCTGTAATGGGTGGCTCTTCCTTGATGGGCATATAAGTTGAGCCGGTAGATGCGTAAACAACTGGGATGTGGTGCTTCTTTGCAATCAACGCAATGTTGCGGGTCCCCATAGCATTTGTTTCAAAAGCAATCTTGGGGTCCTTGTCTGCTTCTGCAAAACGAGCGATGGCAGCAAGGTGAAGAATCCTATCAATAGGCCCAAATCCCTTGCCAGAAATAACCGCAGCATCAAGTTGCTCGGGGTCTCTGACATCACAACCGGCCATGATGTCATAACCAATACTTGTGATGCCTTTCTCGGCAAAGTATTTTTGGGTTGCTTGCCCAACGAAACCGAGATTACCTGTGATTAAAACTCGCATAATTTTGTATATTGTAGGATTTTCAAACTCCACCAAACGAAGTAAATTGCAAACCCTATTTTTAATAACTGAATCGTTGTCTCTAAAGGACTCATGCTTGTTTTCGGTACTCTCTCAATAATTGACTGACCGACCTATAACCTTGAATGGTCTCATTGATTCCCCCCTTGCCCTCAATTTGCTGCTCAATTCCATTCATCTGTTCTTGGAGTTGCTTGATGTCTGGCTCGCTTCTCTTCTTAAGGGCCTCAAGGTTTGCAAGGATGGTTTTATCCGAGTCCTCTTTCTTCTTTTCTGCCTCCATACGGACATTAGTTGCATCAACGGTTTCCTTGATACGGTCATGCTCCATACGCATCCCCTCACGTTGCTGCCGAAGGTTCAGTCTCAAAAACTCTATATCCCAGATTTTCTTCTGGGTAACCCTCAACTTGTGGTCAATGTGTCTCTTTTGTTTCCAACGGATGGAAAATAGACTTAAAATAAACGTAAACATAGTGGTAATTTATTGTGATAAAAGTAACGGATTTGGTCTTGGAATGGGAGCAGATTTAGAACTCTGCGTGCCAAAAGTCGGTATCCCCTTCTGACTACAACTGTGTCCGAGAAAAGAGTCCCCGTCTTAATTAAAACCGCATCTCGCTCTTCTTCTGATAATAACCGACCTCTATACGGATGATTGTATGTCGTTGAAATATTCTCACCATGAGTTCCAACAACAAACGCTCTATCGCTTTTGTATGTAATACTCTTGACGTGTTTAATGATATCTTCGTGGCTCTTATACGGACCAGTAAAGTCAAGGTGCTCCTGCGGATTCAAAAACCTCTCTCTGTCAAAAACAATTGTGAAAAATGGGGGATTCGTGGTGGGGTCATAATCAGCAATTTCCTTATTTGCGTAATTGATGATGTAACCCTGCTTATAGCAAATGACTCCAATATGTTCGCTCTCCTGTATCTCTTCAACAACATGACCCAAATACATATCATCAGAAGGTTGGATGGTCATGTAAACTCGCTCGGTATCTTCGGGAATGTACGACTCAAGTTCGGGAAGCGTGTTTTGAAGTGCAGTAACCAGTCTTTGCTTGGCAACCTCATCCTCGTATTTATCATCCCAGAAGCAGAGGCCCCCGTAGGTGAATACCGCAGTCATACCTCTAATGCCCTGCAAACTTCTCTCCAATTCCTCAATTATTTTGTTTCCTCGGTCCTCCTCTCGCCATGAGCACCAAATAACAAACTCTTTCTTTGATTGATTCACGAGCGAGGGGACTACGAACTGCTTAAAAACTCGTATACGGTTTTTCAACCATCTTCGGCCTCGGTATCCTGCTTGCAATCCGAGCCCAGTGAAGGGAACGTACATGAAGTGGACTTTTTTCATACTTTTGCGTGTTGTTGTTTGTGGTGAAATGGACACAACCATATAACTTTTAGGGGTTTAGAATAATCCTCGTGATGAGCATGAGAAATGGGATTTTTGCATACTACACAAGGGTTTTTTCTTACTTTATTATACCACACTTTGTACCACGAGTGGACCTTCTCGGGGTTGTTTTGTTGATATCTTTTAACTGCCAAACGAGTATTTTTCTTGCCGATTTCAGTACCTCGGTAATTACCCATTCTTTCATTTTGACAAGAATGACAGATGTAATATTGATACACTTTTCCCTTGTATTTTTTAACACTATTTTTCATTAACGATATTCCCGTCTTTTTGCATTTGAAACATCTCATACCTTTGCGTGAATTATAAACCCGAACGACTTTTGTGGCTCTCCACCCGGCCAATCTTTCTCATCTATTTTATCAATTTGAACATCATAAAAACCCATATTTCTTAAGCGTTTTTTGAAATTATGTGCATAATATCCCGATGCTAAAGCAAGGCCCCAACGCTTGAAAAAACTTTCACTGTGAAACTCACAGAAAATCACATCCTTGCGAGCAACTTGACGTATTTTCTTGAGAACCTTCTTGATTTTCCACGGGCTCACATAAATTAAAGCCATGTCGGTGAGAATAACATCAACACTGTTTTCGGAAAAATAGAAATCCTCAATATCACTTACCTCAAGAAGGGACTGCGGTGGAAGCATTTTTTTAGCAACCTCAATTGCCTGTGGGCTAATATCAATTCCTCCAACCCGTATCTGGTCTGTGTGAAATTCTTGAATGATGCGGTAAAGATTCGGGCCAGAAGCACATCCAAGTTCAAGAACACTACCAAACGTAACATTACGCAACTTGTCAATGATGAGTTTCCTGTGCGGATGAGTCCACGTATCAAAATACGCCTGCTTCCAGTCAATATCCTTACGCTTCACCCAATATTTTTTATGTCTATTTGTTGTTTTTAACATTCCACGGGTAGTTATTAAGGGCTTTTAAGTAATAGTTGCGACCTTTTTCATTGTATGTTTTCATCTCAACAAGACTCTTAAGTAAAGAAATCAACTCATCCATGTTCTCAAAATGAGGTATCAACGTGTTCTCAAGCCGAGTAATGGGATACTGGCCCATAAGAATTGACTTTGCAGTAACCTCCGAAAAACCATCTGTCTCGTTAAGCCGAAGCCCACAATGAAAATGCTTTATATCTTCATTCATTTTTTCTTTAGGCACACGGCCCACAATATATACATTTGAACCACTAAAGCCAAAATCATTTGCATGTCGCTCCATCTCATACTTCTCACCACCATAAATATAAAACTTGCACTCGGGCACCTTCTCTGCAACATTCAATAAATAAGTAAACCCATATTCCTCCTCCCTTCCGTCCGCAACCGAGATATAAACAATAGGCATTTCTGCTTTTTTATAAAAAACTGGAAAATTATCAATATTCCCCAAAAAAGAAGGAACAATCTTGCTCTCAACCCCAAACCCTTTGAGAATATCTGCCTCCCATTGATTCTCAACGTAGTTATCTGCTCGTTTTATCCACCGTATCACCACCTTTATCAACAGTCCTCTGGTCAAAACCGAGAGCCATTTTAGTTTCCCATCATTGAACGCAAATCCTTGAGAGAGATTCCTCAAATCAGAACCGGCCCACAGTATCCACTTAGGTCCTCGGTGCCTCCAAAGAGCAATATAATCACGCAAGTCATAGAGACCAAAAAACACAGTCGGATTCTTTTTGTGCTCCTTGCGGTTATAGTCTAGCGTTCCCCATACCTCTTGATGCGTACCCTCAAGTGCCCCGAGAGAAGGGGCCCACCGGCAACAAGGTTGAGAAATCTTAGGAACAACTGGCTTCCACTTCTTGCTACTTTTCACACGGTTATACTGACTCAAGTGTTTTTCACCATGAGCCAGACGCTTCTTGCGTCTCATCTTTTTGCCGTATTTTTTAATTCTTAATTGGTTTTCTGTGAGCATGATTCTATAAATTGTTTTAATACCGGATGTGGATTTTCTTTTGACGATTGATACTCTGGGTGGAATTGAACACCAACAAAATATGGATGGTCCTTCAACTGCATCCTGTTCACAAATCCGTCAGTTTCAGAAAAATGAAACGCTTTTCTGGCGTACTTTGAAGAAACTCCGTAACGGTGCCAAAAACTCTCTAGTGTTTTTTTGTTATCCCACTCAACAGAATGTTGGCCAACACGCAAAGAAGGAAGCCGAGAAACCACAAATACTCCATTGCCTATTTCCTCACTCGTTGCATCTTTTATTTTCAAAACATTCCTTGCATACTCAATGGCCATGAGTTGCATCCCAAAACAAAGCCCGAGCGTTGGCCGGTCATTCTCTCGGGCCTCTCGTATCTGCTCAAATATAAAATCATTCTCAACAACCTCTTGCGGAGAATGAGAGCCCACAATGAGAAGGCCACCATAAGATTGAAACTCTGGGTCAATCTCTTCAAGTGCTTTCATCACTGATGTATCAAAACTATTTTCGCCTTTTAATATTTGCATATATTTTGCTCAATAAGTTCCACACGAACTCTGAATTGGGGTAATCCTTGTACGTCTTTTTCGGATACTTCATAAAATGTTTGCGGGGCATAATTTCTGGGTACTCAAGAGTTTCAAGCATCCTCTCCATTGCTTGGGTCCGAGTCATCTGCTTGGAGTTAATCATTGAGGAGTAATGGGCCTTTCTTTTGTCAATGTTAAACTTTGTTGTGAGATAGTAATTTTGGAACCACATCGTGAATGAACTCTCGCAATGCTTGTCTCCGTAATCCTTCCACCCATACTTTTCTTGCAGGAGTTTAATTGCTGCATCTCGGTCGTACTCATAGAAGTCAAGAAGGTTCACAATTTTTATTCCCCTCCAAAAACGGTTGATAAGATACTGAATCAATGAGATTGTTGGCAGTCCAGTAAGTGGCTTGCCTTGAAACTTCCTATACACCGCTTTAATAAACCTCAAGTCTTTGGCTTCGTAGCCCCACGCTTTCGGCATGATTCCCTCTGTCGCAAGGTTTCCCCCACTGATTATATGTGTAATACCATTCTCCCGAGCCATCTCGTAAGTTGTGGCCATGAGGATGTGGTCTGTTGGAATCTCTGCGTTGGCAGTTGAAGATTCAAGAAACGCTGCTTGCAACTCAAGGAACTTTGGAAGGTCAATTGTATATCGGTAAAACGGAACCTTAAGGCCTTCAACCAATCGCATGATGTTCTCATCTGACTCTGGGGTGTTCCACCCGTTGTCTACACTGAACGTGAGAGGACGCAGGCCATTCGCAACAAGATGATGCAGGGCCAGAGAGGAATCTACACCACCACTCAATCCAATAAGGCAATCGTACTTCTTTCCTTTCCCGACATTACGAATCTCGTTATACATCCACGGCCCACTGGTTTTTTCAGCAAACCTTTGTTTCTCCTTTTTCTTGAACTCGTGGCAATGATTACAAACACCCTTCTCGTCAAAGACGATATCTGGGTCTGTGGAATCCATCACACACTGGCTACACGTTTGAAAATTCATTGATTTTTGAAATGACATAATACACTTCTTCCTCTGTTAGATTTTCGTTGCACGGAATACGCAATGTTTCGGCTTCATATTTTTTCGCAAGCGGAAGTTTAGGATACTCGGGAGAAAACGGATACTCATTTTTCATCGTCTCAATTCCCTCCTTTTTCAAAAACTCAAACAACTCATCCCGCTTCGGGGTCCTTATAATATAATCTTGCCAGACACGACTTTCTGTATGTTCTGGCAAACCAACACCCTCAAGAAGGTCTCGGTACACACCTGCAATCTGTGCACGCATTTCTAAAGTATCATCAAAATACTTGAGTTTGATATTGAGAACGGCCGCTTGAAGGTTATCCATACGAGAGTTAATTCCAAAATCACGATTGTCTCCCTTGAAGTGATTACGGGCCTCTTTTATATATTCGTGAACAAACGTGTCATTTGTCGTTATCGCCCCGGCATCCCCTAAAGCACCGAGCATCTTTGCGGGATAAAAACTCCAACATTGAACATCGGAAGTCGGATTCTTTAACGCCCCAAGTGCTTGACACGCATCCTCAATGGTTGCTCTTCCGGTGCTCGTAGCAAAATCACTCAACTCACCGGCAATGTGAACTGGGATGTGAGCATCAGCACGCACATTCTCTGATTTTTCGCCCATGTCGTACAAAACAGGAATCATCTCTGCACTCAACACGGCACCACACGTTGACTTGAAAGTATGAGACGGAAGTGCAACCCTATCTCCCTTTTTGAGCATTGCTTTTAGAGAGAGCATGATTGCATCAGTGCCGGAATTGAGAGCAACCGCATACTTCGTACCCACAAAGTCAGCAAGTTTCTGCTCAAACATCTCAACGTCATCACGCAGAATGAGGTCTCCGGCCGTGAGTACACGGTCAAACTCCTTGAGCACCTCATCTTTTATTTTTGAATACCCCAATCCGGGGTCAAAAAATCTTACTTTCATAATCATATTTTAGAATAACTTATTTGGCAGTCCTTTTAACCTCGCTTCTGCTATCTCTACATACTCTTTCTCTCTTTCTATTCCTATGAAGGGTCTGCCGAGATTCTTGGCTGCGATTAAGGTAGTTCCACTTCCAGCAAATGGGTCTAGCACTATTCCTTTCGTAGGGGTTTCTGTGAGTTTACAGAGGTATTCCATGAGGGCTAGGGGTTTATGAGTTGGATGATGTGAGTATGCGTCTTGCCAAGCGACGTTTCCTTTTAGTTTCAACAACAATTCTAATGTGGCATTTTTTACATCTCCCGTGGCTAATCCAACCTTCTCTTGAAAAATACCAATTTTTGTCATCAATTCTTTTGAATTCTTTGCATATCCCACAGGGTTTCCACCATCCATCTTTTTTCCAAACACATCCGCTATGTATTCTTTTGTGGGTTGTTGCGTCAACGAGTTCCAAATTTTCAATTCGGTTATCTTGTTTATCTCCGTTCTTATGGTGGAGATACTTTCCTTTGGGTATGCATCCGTAGTGCTGTTTCCATACCCTTCTATGCTCAAATTCCCTGCTACCAAATCTAATGTAGCCCTTGCGAGTAATTGAACCTGTTCCATATTTTCGTCTTTCTCTTTTTTGCCTTTCCATTCATCTAGTTTAGCACAGTAAAACCCGTTAAGCAACCTCTCACTTCGAGAAGATTTAGCACAATAAAAGAATCTTGAAGCTCCGCCTTTGCTTGATTCTTGTTGTAAATATATTTCTTTCCCATTTCTTGTTCCAGCTTCATTTTTCATAATGGTATTTTTATATATTCCACTCATTTTCCCACTCTTCAACTCCCCACTCTGCTCATCTAACATCTTACCTGCTTCTTCATCTAGGATTATGTTTGCTGGGAATCTACCATAGTTTTTAGTTTCTGTTTTATCGTTTCTTGTTTTGCTTTTTAATAAACTATTTCCTCCGTAAATTGTTCTCTTGCCACAAGAATGTATTTCTGTTTCTGTCCCTATCCTCCCCCCATCTATATTCAATCCTGCTACACCGTGTTTAAGGGCATTGGCTGCGTATGTTCCTTCATTAGGTTTCATAGCTACAAGGATAGGTTCATATGCAGGCTTTAAGCCATGTGATTTCCAGCCATTCCATAGTTTTGCTTCTGGGGTTGTGGGTATTGTTTCGTATGCTTGACCTTTTTCTTCACTGTAAATACCTGCTCTGGCTGTTCTCCTTTGAGTAGAACCATCTGCAAACTTCTTTTTCCCCACAACTTCTCTCTCATGCCCCTTATCCAACTGCTTGCTTATGTCTGTCGCTTTGGGAAAACCTGAACCGTAAATCCACATGATGCAGTCTCTTAATTCAAATCCTGCGTCTTCTACACCGCTTGCCACTTTGTGTTGCGTACGACTTCCTGCAAATATCAGAGCTGTACCACCAGGTTTTAGAACTCGTAGGGCTTCAGTCGCCCAGTCTTTTGTGAATTGGTAGAGACCATCTGTATTATAACGGGGAAGAATGTTGAAATTCTTTTTGACTTTCAAATCGTTCTTACCTTCCTCTCCCTTTTTTCCAAATTGTGATTTGTCAAATGTGTCCCACTGTTTACCCATAAATCCCAACCCATAAGGAGGGTCAGTAATTATCGTATCAACGCTATTGTCCTCAAAAGTTTTAAGAACATCGAGACAGTCTCCTTGAATTACTTTGTTTATATAATCGTCAGGATATCTCATTTAATTATATAAAAATTACCCTCCTTTTTTGCAACCCTCTCTTCCTCGGCAAACATTAACTTTTCAGAGAGCATTTCTCCGGGCCGGATTCCAATTGTTTTGATTGGAATATCCTTGCTGGACTTTTTAATAACATCTTTGGCCAATTCAAGTACGTTGACACGCCTGCCCATATCAAGAATGATAATCTCTCCACCCCGACCCATCTCTCCGGCAGTAATCACAAGATTCACCGCTTGCTCAATGGTCATCATGTACCGCTCCATTCGGGGGTCCGTTATCGTAATCGGCTTTCCTTCATCAACCTGTTTTTGCCAAAGAGGAATCACGCTACCTCGGGACCCGAGCACATTCCCAAACCGTACCACCACGAATCCCTTGCCTTGATTCTTGACCATAATTTCACACATTCGCTTGCTTGCTCCCATGATGCAATTGGATGACACCGCCTTATCTGTTGAGATGAGCACGAACTTCTTAACCTCGTGCATTTTTGCGTGCTTCAAGATATTATACGTTCCCATGATGTTCGTCTGAATGGCCTCAATGGGGGCCTGCTCCATCGGAGTAACATGTTTGTAGGCAGCAGCATGAAATACTACCTGTGGAAGAAAATCAGAGAAAACCTCCTCAACTGTGGCCTCATTGCGAATATCTCCCACTCGGCCATGCACACTCAATCCTTCGTTCTGATACTCTTCAACAAGGTCAAAGCATCCGGTCTCATTGATATCAATGCCGTAGATTTTATTTTCCGGGGCCAGTTGCCGGAGAAGTTCCGAACCAACAGAGCCCGCCATTCCTGTAATTAAGATTCTTTTATTTCTCATAATCGCATGTATACTGGATTGTTTTTCCTATACCCGAGTTCGGTTGCCAACTTCACCTCATCAGCGTCTTTGGGAATAAGCACATCAAGATTCGGGAGACCCTCCAAAATCTTTACGTCCTCATCTTCTGTGATGTTGTGCGAGAATCCGAGAAACTTATAATGCACGGAGCCACGCACTCCGATAATTTTAACATTGGCATTGTGATAGCACACATCATTACGGAGTTGCTCATAATTCCGCATCGTTACGAACGGAATCATTGAGTACACATAC